CTTCTTGTGGTGATGTTACAGCTGCATCTCTAGCAGCGGCACTGGCAAATACCCAGACACCTTGCATTAAATAGCCATCTACATCGGCTGCGGTTAATACCTCGCCTGTAACAAAGTCCTTAAAACCTAATCCTGCTGCCATTTGTACTCCCTAGTAACTTAGGACATTATAGTCTAAAGTGCCATAAATCGTATCATTTAGGATAAATGCGTCTATGACTGGCTCTAATGTCGTGAACGTGGTTTTCCAACTATTCGGTGTTATGTTCATTCTTACACCAAAAATCTGTAATGTTTTCTCTAGGGTAGATCCGCCTGGCTGTGTAGTAATTACCTTGATCGGATCAAAGAAGTCTAGGTCTAGGGCTGCAATGATGCCTGTGTTGTAATTGTTTGTGTATAAATCTAAGACTATGGAATCTACTCGGATACTTGTCTCAGCTCTACTAGCGACATAAGCCTGGGCATAATCTAGGGCTACTGCATCGGTCTGCATGAGTAGGTTGTCTAAAAAGTAGCTGTGTAAGAAATACTTATCTATGCTGTCTTGGTTTAGTGCTACCTGCGCTGTGCCACCTGCCCTAGTAATAGTGGCTTTGTTAAATATAAGCACATCGTTTAGAATCCAACTAGCATCAAAATAATCTATACCTGTGCCATTATCTGCAAAGACTGTGGGTGTGCCGCCAATAGAACCTGCAGTTACGTCTCTATCTTGGAATACAAACGATCCACTAGCATCTACGTATAGTGCGCCATACTCAGACGTGGCTACAGTAGTTAGAGCTTGCAGTGCTGTGCGGTTAGTGCCAGGATCTGCCTGCATAGTAGTAAGCCCTGCATCTACATCACGCATAGTCGCTGGCCAGTCAATTTCATCTAGAATCTCGTTAATACGTGTGCCTGCTAGGTCGCCTACAGTTGCACCTGTAACTGTGCTGATTTGTGCCACTGTCGCAAGTCTGAACGCATCTACAGCTTGTATTGTTGTGATAGCCACATCTTCACCAGACTCACCTGGGTATGTAGTTACGTAGCTTGTAATAAAGCCTGAAAATATAGGATAAGTTACCGATGAGTAGGTAGCAGTAATTTGCACCTTTTTCATAGGTGTTAATAAATTATAATACGGGCCAGTAACATTTTGCGGATTAAAGTCGCCATTCTGATCTACTATGCGTAGGGTAAGTGCGCCTGTCTGGAATTGATCTGATAGTGCAGTACGGCCTCGGTTAGTCTCTATGCGGTTTACTTGATTAGATACATCTACAATTACAGCTGCGCTATCGGCTAATACGTTTGTATCTAATATGCCTGTATCTAATATCATAGCCTGAGCAAAACTAGGCCCAGTGCTAAAGTTAATTATCGCATTTATTACAGGTACGGTCATACTAAGAATCCAGCAGGTACTGTTGAGTAACCTGATCTAGTCGCCACCTGTATGCTCTCTGCTATAGCCTGACTTAGCCTGTCGCCACCGGCATCTACAGTTACTCTAATATCCATTGGGCTTTGTGATGATGATCTTTGTACGCCACCTGTACTAAAGCCGCTTAAAAAATCGTTAATGCGTGAGTTTAATTCTTTAGTGTCTAGTATTGCAGCTTGTACTACCTCAGGTGTGTATCCACCACCACCGCCACCACCGCCACCGCCACCGCCACCGCCACCATCACCTACTAATTTACCTGCACCACCTAATGAAGCTATAAATGCGGCTATTTGTGCGTTTAAGGCTCTAACCATTTCTAACGCTGTGTTTTGTAAGTAATCATCTATTTTAGCATTAAGTGTTTTAACTTTGAATAATGCAAAGTCCTCTAAGCCCATACCTGCAAGTCTTGCCTGCTCTGCTAGTTTCTTTAACGCTTCTGCCGCTTCTAACTCTGCTAATAATTTCTTAGCCAAAGCTTCGTTATTATCTAGGATTGCTAGCTGTGATTTTAGGCGTAACTTAGTTTCTTCATCGGTTGCACTATTTAGAGCTGCGTTTATACCTATGCGCTCTAAGTCAAACTTCTTGCGTAATTCTTCTACGTTCTTATTTTCAATAGCGTTCTTCTTTAATAATGTGCTTAATTCTAATGCTTTAGCCTTACTTAATTTTTCTTCAATTCTAACTTGTTGCGCGTTAACACGCCCTGCTGTTCTTTCCTGACCGCCGCGATCTTGCTGTGGCATAGCGTTTCTGCCAAGTTGTTGCAAGCCGCCAATATAACCACCTAGCACTGGTATATTTTTTACATCAAATATATTGCCAATTCCCGGTATAGTTGTTAATTTTTTAAGTCTCTCAGCTACTATGCCCAAACCTGTAATAACTTCAGCTGTGGCTGTGCCAAAATCTTCCATGTTTTTACTTAAGCCCTCAATACTATTATCATCGCCTAGTGCTGCTAAAGCATCTAATAAACTTTTACCTATAGTCTCAGATGCGTTAGCAGATGCAACTTTTAATAGATCCATCTTGCCTGCATAAGTATCTAATCTAGCTGCTGCTTGACCTGCAAACTTTGTATTTAACTCTTCCATGATTTTATTCATGTCGCCAGTCTTTAGTAATGTCTTACTTAGACCAGCACCTAATCTACTTAGACCAGTAGTGTTACCTGCAAAGCCACGTGATAGAGCCGTAGTGACTTCACCTAATGATCTACCTGTTGCAGCACTTACGTTTAATGCAGTGCTAAGCGCATCTTGGCTTTTAGTTATAGATCCTGTTACTGTTAATAATCGTTGAAATGCTGGACGTAAATCATCATCTAATACGCCTGTAGATTTTTGCAGATTAGCAATATACAGCTCTACACCCGGTGCGCTAAATTGATAACCAGTATTCTTTAACTGTTGCTCTAATGACTTTGCGGCTTTTTCATCTGCCATGAATGCTTTGACTGCCGCTTTACTATATTTACTTAAAGCTGTAACGCTAAATGCTGTAGCAAATACTTTAGCAAAACTTTTTATCTGTTTATCAAAGGCTGATACTTCTTTCTTAGCCTTTTTTAATCCTTTGTTATCAAAGGTGCTGAGAGCCGATACTACTAAGGTAGGCACAGTTATACTCCCGTAAATCCACGAGCTGCTCGCTCTTTATAAAATCCTAATACTTGACCCTTTTTCTCTAAGGGTAATTTTTTGTAATACTCAAATATGGCTTGATCTATTGCTTTCTTTAGATCTTCATAAATCTTACCCTGATCCTCTGACCATGCTTTATAGATTACGCGACCTTTATTCTTACGACCTCTACGGCCTACAGATCCTGCAAGTGTTGCATCTACTACGTTTGGCAGTGCTTGTATAAATTGCACACCTGCATCTGGGTTAAGTGATGCACCTTGTGAGCCTTGTGTCTTACGGCCTGCAGTCTCATAGATTGCACCCGGTGCTGACTCATTAGATACGTAGTTATAAACTGAGTAGCCTTTTCTGTTTTTCTTATTCGGGCCAAGTTTATATTTGATGCCGCTTCTAGCTGTAGATTGATCGTACGCTGGAAAGGGTCTGCGCTGTCCTTCTTGTGGCTCTGCTGATTTTGTCCAGCCACTTAGCACATTTTGCTCACTTGGTAAATATTGTTTTGCTTTATATGCAACTTTAATCATGGGTGCTTTAAGACTGTCCTTGACGTTCTTGTACATATCCTCGTCAATTTCATCTACTGCTTTAAGGAACTCTCTAACGCCGTTTACGACTACTGGCATTTTTGATCTCCTTTGCTCTATCGCTAAAAACTTGCACTATTGCTTTCAGCATTTCTGAGTCCATATTTATAAACTCACTAGGCGCGATCCCAGTCTCTACACTTAAAGCAGCCACTGTATAGAGAATGGAGTCACGCTGTACTATTTTTTTTCTTCGTCTAATACCTCGACAGTTTCTAAGCTGTCAATAAACTCTAAACCAAATATAGGTACAGTCACGTTAGCCCTACGTAAGCACTCATGCGCTAAGAAGTAAATCTCAGTCTGCCGTTCGTGGTCACGTAGGACTTTACTAATTCCTGCGCCATATTTTAACTCGAAAGCGTACTCGACACCTGGCGTAATCTTGTGTTCAGATACTTCGCCATTAGCCCTTGTTATCTTTAGCTTTGCCATTATTACTCCTTAGACTGTTACGTCAACTACTATAGGGCTTTGGCAGGTAAATGTAATTGACTGTGTGCTTATGTCGCCTACTGCGCCGTTTACATCCTGAGTATTGTTTACTAATACTGTTGTTTGATACTCTGGGTTGGTTGCGCTAATAGCTGCAGAAGTCTGCTTAATTGTTAGTGGCACTGTAGTACCCCATGCAGCTTGTAGTGTTGCGTTTACATTAGCTGCTGCTGTGTCATTTAAGAAGTCAATAGTGATAGTGCTGGCTTCTAGACCCTTTGCGAACTTGTGAGCTGTATCGCCCATAGCTGTTACTTCTAATTCATCAAATGAGCGGTTAATTGTTACGGCTGTTACGTGATCGCTTAGGGCGACACTGTTCAGCGTGACAACAACGCCATTACTTAGATAGATTGCCATTATTCGTTGTCCTCATCTTTCTTAGCCGCTGGTCGTTTAACCGCTGCTGGTTGGTCGGTAATCTGGCCTATTTTGACCAGAAAGTTATGCTCTTCTTCTGTTAGTCCTTTATAGCTCATGTTAACTCCAACTCGTTAGGATTGATACTGTTATCTCAGATACTAGCAAGTCGCCACTAGCTGCGTTGACTATAGCAGGTGCTGAAATAGTAGATATGTTTAGTGTAAGACTTGATGCCGCTAGTTTAGTTACTACTGCTAATATAAAGTTTTCCATGCCTGCTAAGTTGCCTTGATTGTCAAATGCTGGTGTAGTCATAAGAATCTTAAAGTTTGCTAATGGTGCAATAGTTATGT